GAAGCCATTCAATACTATCAAGAGTTTCATTCAGATGCTACTCTAAGAACATTTCTCAAGCATCAAGTAACAGCTACAGATGTAACGAACCAGTATATTACTTTAAGTGATAGTGTGCAGTTTGTTTCCAGAATGTTTAAGGTGCACGGAGATGCGTCTACAAGAAACTTCTTTGATGTTAAATATCAGCTACACTTAAATGATATCGCTAACATGCATTCTTATATTGGCGACCTTGCATATTACGAACAAATGCAGCAATATCTGTCTCTACTTGATATGAGATTAAACGGCAACCCCCAGATTACTTTTGCTAGAAAGCAGAATAGACTTTATATTCATGGTGAGTTTCAAGATGGTGATCTTAAAGAAGGTGATTACATTGTAGCGGAAATATACGAAGCAATAAATGCTAATACACATACTAAAGTTTATAATGATATATGGCTTAAGGAGTATACAACTGCTCTTATTAAACAACAGTGGGGTGCTAACCTTATGAAGTTTGAAGGTATGCAGCTTCCAGGAGGAGTTATGCTAAATGGTAGACAGATATACGATGACGCAACAGGTGATATCGATCGTTTAAGAGAGTCTATTAGACTTGAACACGAGATGCCAGCTGACTTCTTTGTAGGATAAAATAATGGCAACTAATCCATACTTTAGTCAATCAGTAAGATCAGAACAAAGACTCTTTGAGGATATAGTCATAGAGTCATTAAAAATGTATGGTCAAGACATCTATTACCTTCCAAGAGATATTCTAGCAGAGGACAGATTACTCGGAGAAGATATTCCATCCAGGTTTAACTCTTCCTATAAGCTTGAAATGTATATTGAAAATGTGGACGGATTTGACGGTGAAGGAGATCTGTTTACTAAGTTTGGAGTAGAGATTAGAGATCAAGCTACTTTTATAGTTTCAAGACGTAGGTGGGAAAGTACTGTACAACGATACGATAATGAAATTACAATACAGAGACCGGCAGAGGGGGATGTGCTATACATACCCTTTTCTAAAAAGCTTTTTGAAATAACCCATGTAGAACATGAACAGCCATTTTACCAGTTACAAAACCTTCCAACCTATAAATTGCGATGTGAGCTATTTGAATACGGAAATGAAAATATTAGTACAGGTAATGATGAGATAGATGATATTCAAGCGGACTATGCTTATACCTATTCTATGGTTTTAAACACCACTAAAACTACAGCAGCTGTTACTTCTACAATTAATGAATCTGGTGTGTTAACAGGGTTTACAGTTACTAACCCTGGGGCTGGTTATACTGTACCTCCTACAGTTGTACTCTCTCCAAGTAATAACGCAGTGGTTGAGGCTACGATTAGTTCAGCAGGAGCTTTAACAGGGATTACAATCACTAGTGCTGGATCTCCCTTTTCTTCTGCTCCTACTGTGACTATAAGTCCGCCGCTTCCAGCCTTATTTGAGATCGGAGAAGATTCTATACAAGTACAAGCTGATGGTAATAGGCTAATATCAGTTATACAAAACTGGAACGAGTCAAATAACACTCTTACAGTTTCTCAATTTTATTCTGATGATGGTAAGTATAAGACACCAGAGGTTGGTATTATTATTAGAGATAGAACAACAGATAAAGGAGCAATTGTAACTAGTGTGACAGATAATATAGGAGCGTCTTCTAATGAACAAAACGAATACTTTGATACTCTAACTGACTTCTTAGACTTCTCTGAATCAAACCCATTTGGAGAACCTTAATGTTTAGTTATTTTTATCACGAAAGAATTAGAAAATCGGTTGCGACTTTTGGTAAGCTGTTTAATGATATATACGTAGTCAGACGACTAGAGACTGGAGCTTCTTATAATCATGTTAAAGTTCCTTTAACCTATGCACCTCGGTCTAAATTCTTAGACCGTATAAGAGAGCAAGCTGACTTGCAAGACGGTCAAAGAGTAGCAGTAAAGCTTCCTAGAATGTCTTTTGAAATAATAGGTATAAACTATGACCCTTCTAGACAGCTACAAAAGACTACTAACTTTCAACAAGCAGGAACTACAGTATCTCAGAGATCTAAAATAAATGCCTTTGTACCTTATATAATAAACTTTCAGCTTAACATTTATTCTAAAACTCAGAATGATGCCTTACAAATTGTAGAGCAGATAATTCCTTATTTTTCTCCTCAGTACAACGTTTCAATTAAACCTCTTGCAGATCATCCAAGTGTAGTAGAAGATGTACCTATTACTATTACAAGTGTAGATTTTAATGATGATTTTGAAGGCGAAGTTGCCTCACGAAGAACTATCCTATATACTTTAACATTTGATATGAAAGTTAACTTTTATGGTCCGATTAATGATGGTAAAATTATTAATAAATCAATTGCTAAGATTGATACAGAAACAAAGGATATTGCTGACAGTGATTTATTGAGTATTACTATTACTCCTACTCCTTCTGGAGTGAGTGCTGATAGTGATTATGGGTTCCTAGAAGCATACGATTATGATGACTAATGATAATAAAGAAAACGATTTTGAACTCGTAAGAAGAATTAAACATGGTCTTCTAGTCAAAGGTGAAGAAGCTTTAGAAGATATGATTGAAGTTGCCCGAGCAACAGAACATCCCAGAGCCTATGAGGTTCTTTCTGGTATGTTAAAAAACGTATCAGATGCAGGTGATTCTCTTATTGATATTCATAAGAAGAAGCACGATATGGAAAAGAAAGATATTCCAGCTATTCCTAGTACTACTAATAATAATGTTTTCGTTGGGTCTACAACAGACTTACAACGTATGTTGATGAAAGATGTGAATATAATTGACCAGACAGATGAATGACACATATCTCGGTAACCCAAATATTAAGCGTGATGGTGTTGTAACACAATTTAATATATTCGAAGTAGAAGAATATAAAAAATGTATGGATGACTCTTCTTACTTTGCTTCTAAGTATTGTAAGATTATTCACCTAGATTTAGGTCTTGTAAACTTCGAGCTATACGATTATCAGAGTAAGATGTTTGACCATTTTACTAATCAACGATTCTCCATTGTACTAGCGTGTCGACAGTCTGGTAAGTCTATTTCTTCAGTTGCATATCTACTTTGGTTTGCTCTCTTTCATCCTGAGAAGGTTGTAGCTATCCTTGCTAACAAAGGAGCGACATCTCAAGAGATGCTTGGGAGAGTAACGCTGATGTTAGAGAATCTACCGTTTTTTCTACAGCCTGGGTGTAAGTCGTTAAATAAAAAATCTATAGAGTTTTCTAATAATTCTCGTATTGTTGCTGCAGCTACATCAGGTTCTTCTATTCGTGGTATGTCTGTTAATTTGCTATACTTAGACGAGTTTGCATTCGTTGAAGATGCTGCTACATTCTATACTTCTACATATCCAGTTATTTCTTCTGGTAAAGAGACTAAAGTTATTATTACATCTACTGCTAACGGAGTGGGTAATATGTTTCATAAGTTGTGGGAAGGAGCTGTTCAAGGTACAAACGAATACAAACCATTTAGAGTTGATTGGTGGGATGTGCCTGGTAGAGACGAGGCTTGGAAAGAACAAACAATAGCTAATACTTCAAGGCTACAGTTTGATCAAGAGTTTGGCAATACATTTTTTGGTACTGGAGATACACTTATTGATGGTAGTACTCTTATGGAATTAAGAGCGAGAAATCCTATCGGGGTATTAGAAGGAGGTACTCTTCTTGTATACAAAGAACCTGAAAAAGATCATCAGTATATATGCACTGTGGACGTTGCTAAAGGTGTTGGTGGTGATTATAGTACTTTTAATATTATAGATATATCTACAACTCCGTTCGAGCAAGTATGCGTATATCGTAATAACAAGATGTCACCTATATTGTTTCCTAATATTATATACAAGTATTGTAAAAATTATAATGAAGCATATGTTGTTATAGAAAACAATGATCAAGGTACTATTGTATGTAATGGATTATATTATGAATTAGAGTATGAGAATTTACATCTAGAGTCTGCTTTAAAAGCTAATGGTCTTGGTATTATGATGAACAAAAAGGTAAAGCGTTTAGGATGCTCTACTATAAAAGATATTGTTGAAAATAGAAAACTTAATATTCACGATCAAGAAACTATTATTGAGATGTCTACATTTATAGCTAAAGGTCAATCTTATGAAGCGTCTGATGGTAATCATGACGATTTAATGATGAATCTTGTGTTGTTTGGTTACTTTACATTAGGTGATAGATTTTTAGATATGTCTGATATTAATATGAAAGAGCTTATGTTTAAGCAAAGAATGAGTGAAATAGAACTTGATGTGTTTGAATGGGGATACCATGATGATGGATTAAATGAACCTATATTGGAACCGGAGCCAGATGAATGGCATATTCAAGGAAGTAAACCTTGGGTAGAGGAATTTTATTAAGAATTAAAATATTATAAATAACGGTAATTGAATGTTCTTATTATGACATCTTATCATTAGCTCAAAAGGAAAAGAGAAATGGCAGTATTTAGTCCCTCTGAATCTCCTGCGATTACGGTTAAGGAAGTAGACCTTTCAGGGTTTGTTCCTAATGTCCAGTCAACAACTGGTGCGTATGTCGGAGATTTTCGCTGGGGTCCAACCAACGTAGCTACTCTAGTTAGTTCGGAGGCTGACTTAGCCGAAAGATTTGGATCACCCACAGCAACAAACGCTGTAGATTTTTTATCTGCAGTACAATTTTTAAGATATTCTTCAGCTCTGTATGTAGTAAGAGAAGCTACATCAGCAGCTAAAAACGCAACTTCATCCTCATCAGTTGTAACAAATGTTAACAACAGTTCTCATTGGGATGAAGTAAAAAGTTCATTTGGCGCAGACTCAGGCGATACTAACGTAGGTGCTTGGATTGCTAAATGGGCCGGAGCATTAGGTAACTCCATTAAAGTAGATATATGTACAGCAGCTGGATTTACCGGTTGGACACATAAAGGTCTATTTGATGAAGCACCAGGTACCTCTGCATATGCAGATGCTAGAGGTAGTAGTGCTGATGAAGTTCACGTAGTAGTATCCGATGAAGATGGTTTCATCTCTGGCACAGTAGGTACTGTTCTTGAGAGTTATGCATTTGTATCTTTAGCATCTAATGCTAAAAATAGCGATGGTTCCTCTAATTACGTGTATGATGTAATTAATTCTGCATCAGAGTATGTATGGTTAGCTCATTTTGATGGTGACTTAGCCACTTTAACTCATGCAGGTACAGCCGCAACATCAGGTAAGGCATTTGGTAACCCATCTGGGGCGATTAGTAAATCACTAACAGGTGGAGTTGATAGCGGATCAAAAGCTACTTCAGACATAGCTAGTGGATTTGCCTTGTTTAACGATGTTGATAATATTCAGGTTGACTTCTTGATTGCACCTGGTATGGCTAACGCAGCTGACCAACGAACTGTTGTAAATAACTTAACAAGCATCGCTGGTAATTTAAGAAAAGATTGTGTGGTTGTAACTTCACCAGATATTGCAGCCGTTGTTAATAATGCAACACCAGTAACGGCAACTACAACTACTGTAGGAGGGTTTAATACATCTTCTTACCTTGTAGTAGATAATAACTATCTAAAGGTGTATGATAAGTATAATGATCAATATGTCTTTATTCCAGCTGCTTCGACTACAGCAGGTATTATGGCAGCTACTGATGCTAATGCAGCTCCATGGTTCTCTCCTGCAGGTCAGAGAAGAGGTCAATATTTTGGAGTAACAGCACTGTCTTATTCACCTACTAAAGCAGACAGAGATACTCTTTATAAAGCTGGTGTTAACCCTGTTGCAAATATTCCTGGACAAGGTATTTTGCTATTCGGTGATAAGACATTCTTGAACAGACCATCCGCATTCGATCGAATTAATGTTCGTAGATTGTTCTTAGTAATGGAAAGAGCTATTGCAGCTGCAGCTAGAAACGTAATGTTTGAGTTTAACGACGACTTTACAAGAGCTGAGTTTGTAAATATTGTAGAGCCTTTCCTGAGAGAGATTCAAGGTCGCCGCGGTATCACAGACTTTAAGGTAGTTTGTGATAGTACTAATAACACAGCAAATGTTATTGATCGTAATGAATTCATCGCGAACATCTTCATTAAGCCTGCTCGTTCAATTAACTACGTTACTCTTAATTTTGTAGCTGTTAGAACTGGTGTAGACTTTAGTGAAGTTGTAGGCACAGTATAATAGCGTCAAAGGAGTAAATAGACAATGGCTATTCTAGGAGTAGACGACTTTAAAGCCAAGTTGAGAGGTGGTGGCGCTAGACCAAATCTGTTCAAAGCGACTATCAACTTCCCAGCTTATGCAGGAGGAGATGTGGAAGCATCATCCTTTCTCTGCGAGGCAGCACAGCTACCTGGTTCAACGATCTCACCGATCATTGTACCTTTTAGAGGTAGACAATTAAAAATGGCTGGTGATCGTACATTCGATGTATGGTCTCCGACAATCATTAATGATACGGATTTTGTAATTCGTGATTCAATGGAACGCTGGATGAACGGTATGAATGCACATAGTGCTAATACTGGACTAACTAACGTTGTTGATTACGAAGCAGACTTACTGGTAGAGCAACTTGACAAAGATGGCTCAACAATTAAGACATACAACTTCCGTGGTTGTTTCCCAACAGCTGTATCTCCAATTGATCTGAGCTATGCTTCAGAAAATGAGATTGAACGATTCACTGTTGAGTTCCAAGTCCAGTACTGGGAATCAAACACAACCTCATAAGCCCTATAAATATCAGAGGGGCTTAAGGGCCCCTCTTAACTAATTAGGAATTAATATGGCTGAAGACAGTATTAAATTATTTGGATTCGAGATTAAAAGAGCTCGAAATAGACAACAAGAGAAGCTACAATCAATTGTGGCTCCTGTTGATGAGGATGGTGCAGGGTTTGTCACAGCTGCAGGTGCACACTATGGCACTTATGTCGACTTGGATGGAGAGAAAACCAAGGACGAAAAACAACTTATTATGCAATATCGTTCAGTCTCACATCACCCTGAAGTAGATGCAGCAGTCGAAGATATTGTTAACGAAGCTATTACCTCAGGCTCAAACGAAGCTCCTGTGAGGCTTAATCTTGATAATGTAGATGGTATTAGCGATCAGATTAAAAAAGCTATGACCGAAGAGTTTGATGGTGTATTATCTATGCTTAACTTCGGTGACTTAGGTCATGATATGTTTAAGCGTTGGTATGTAGATGGTAGAATGTTTCATCATCTTGTACTCGATGAAAATAATCTTAAAGCTGGTATTCAAGAAGTAAGACCTATTGATGCTTCTAAGATTAAAAAAGTTAAACAAATTAAAAAGAAGAAAGACCCTGAGACAGGAGCAACTCTTGTTGAGCGAGTAGATGAGTTCTATATCTATCAGGAAAAGCCTGGATCAACTAATCAAGGTATTAAGATTACTCCTGATTCTATTTCTTATGTTACCTCTGGCTTACTAGATGAAGCTCGTAAGAAAGTTGTATCACATCTTCATAAAGCTCTGAAGCCTATTAATCAATTACGTATGATGGAAGACTCGCTAGTCATTTACAGACTAGCTAGAGCTCCAGAGCGTCGTATATTCTACATTGATGTAGGTAATTTACCTAAAGGTAAATCAGAAGAATATATGAAAGGTATTATGGCTAAGTACCGTAATAAACTCGTATACGATGCTAACACAGGAGCTATTAGAGATGATCGTAAACATATGTCGATGCTTGAAGACTTTTGGCTCCCTCGTAGGGAAGGCGGTCGTGGAACAGAAATCTCTACACTTCCAGGCGGTGAAAATCTTGGACAAATCGACGACATCATCTATTTTCAAAAACGACTCTACAGATCATTAAACGTTCCTATGAGTAGACTTGAGCAAGAAACTCAATTCTCTCTCGGCAAGACAAATGAAATAACAAGAGAAGAGTTAAAGTTTCAGAAGTTTATTGATAGACTTCGCTCTCGTTTTGATAATCTATTTTATAATATTCTTAAAAAGCAGCTCATCTTAAAAGGTGTTATTACTGAAGAAGATTGGAACAGCTGGAAAGAAGATATTACTGTTGAATATGTTCGTGATAGTCACTTTACAGAACTAAAAGAAGCAGAGCTCTTAAGAGAGAGAATCCAGACTCTAGATATGATGCAACAGTATGTTGGAGAGTTCTTCTCAAAAGAATATGTTATGAAAAACGTTCTGTTTATGGATGACGATCAAATTGAAGATATGAAAGATCAGATATCTGACGAACAAGATTCTGGTGAGATAGATAATAATGATGAAGAAGAGCAAGAGGCTCCACAACAAGAACCTCAAGGGCAAAAACATAGTTTAGATATTAATGTGAATAACGGAGATTAGTATGGCAGAAGTAGTAGATTTTATCGATCAAGTAATTAACCAGGACTTTGCATCAGCAGCACCAACTTTTAAAGATATTATGGGAGATGTAATGAATCAATCTCTTGAGCAAGAAAAGGTAAAGCTAGCAGATCAAATGTTCAATGGCGCTCAAACAGAGCCAGATGTAACAGAAATCGGACTTGATGACCTAGATGATGATGAACTAGATGCAGGAGCAGAAGAAGCTTTAGATATCGAAGATGAAGAGCTTGAAGATGAAGAATTAGAAGATGAAGA